GCTACAGCTGATGATGGTTTTGTAGATCAAGAAGATCAATCAGCTACAGCTGATGAGGGTTTTGAAGTTTTTACAGATGATTCAGGTAATAAACGTATTACTAAAGATATTTATGATGAAGCTAAATTAGCATTCTTCAAAGAACGAGGAAAAGTTCCACAAGATGCAACAAGTGTAGACAAATATGCAGGTAAAACTTTTTCACCAAGAGATGCAAATTTAAATCGTGCATTTAGAGAACACATGATGGGTAAATATGGAACTGCTTCAACACTTTCACCAAACGCAAAAACTGCTTATACACAAGTGGGAGGTGGTGCAGACTTTGCACAAATTTCGTCACTACCTGAAACTAGTCAAGTTGCACAATCAATTCAGAGCGAGACTAATGATAAAAATATTTTACAAAAAGCAAATGAATTTGCAACCAAGCATGGTAAAACTATAACAGCCGCGTCTTACTTATTAGATGCTGTAGTACCTGGAGCAGGTAAAGCAATTAGAACAGCTCAAGCATTAAACAAAGGTTATAATTTTGTGACAGGAACAGTAGATTCAGCTATGGATGATGTTTTAACTAAACCGACAGGTATAGGTGGACAAATTGATTTAAATGAAACTCTATCTAAAGGCACTACTCCAGAGCCAGAGTATGATGGTAATATAGGATCTATATTTTTTAGAGACGGTGGTAGAGTAAACAAAGCAGTAGGTGGACCACTTGATTTAGAGGCTAGAAGAAAACAATCATATGAAGATTACTTGGCAAGACAAGGAGGTGTACAACCCGCAGCACCACAAGCGCCTACAACAACTTCTACAACAACATCAAATACAGGATCTGCAACACCTACAACTTCTACAACAACAGCGCCACAACCTCAATCTACAGCCCCACAACCTCAATCTACAGCCCCACAACCTTTTGATATGTCTAAATATCAAGGTGGTTATTTTGGTGGTGGTATAGAAGACTCAAGAAATATCGCTCTTGGAGATTTAGAAGAACTAGGAGTTGATGTTAGTAAATACAGAACTAGAACAGCTCAAAAAGATCCTAACGCTCCGACATTTAAAGGTTATACAAATACCGAACTTATGATGATGAGCCCAGAAGAATTTAAACAAAAACTTGGTTTTGATCCAAGTGTTCAAGGTGCAAACGCTGAGTTTGAAAAATTTATACAGTCAGTAGGTCCTCAATTAATTGGTCCAGGTGGCCCTGCAGGAATAACAACTCAATTTAAAAATCAAGATGAACTTGCACAGATTTTAAATAGAGCAATTCCATTCTACATGAGAACTGCCAGAGACCTCGGTGAAAATTATACTCTACAAGAAATGTTAGCGATGACTGATGAAGAACTTGCAGCGCTAGATGATAGATACAATAAAAAAATGGGCTATGGTAAATATGCAAAAACGTCACCTAATATTTATAATACAGGAAGCAGAGATAAATCACAGGTTCAAGAAACTATGGAATATTACAGTAGTAATATTAAACCACAAGGAACAGGAATTGGTTTAGGTTCTCAATATGCAACGGGCGGTAGAGTTGGTTTTAGATATGGTGGCGAAGATGCCAAAGTTAAAAGGTATATGAAAACAGATTACTCTAATCCTTTTAACAGATTAACAAAAAGAGACATTAGAAGACACCAAGCATATAACTCCGCTGTTTTAAATAAAGGTAAGAAAATGATATCAGCTGATAAAAAAAAGAAAAAAAATCTTTTAACTTTAAATGAACAAGCAAGAGCAAAAGCATTACAAAGACTAGCATTACTGAAAAGACTGTATGGAGGGGTTTAATGTATACACCTAGTCCATCTTATCAATTAATTTTAGATACACTTACAGAAAAAAACCGTAAAGGTTTTGCTACAGGCGGCACGTACAAAGATTATGTATCCAGAGGAGAAGAATACAAAGATCTTACATTTGAAGAATGGTTACAAGAAGATAAACCTGGATACAAACCATCAGAGTTTGGAAGAACTGATAAAGCTACTGGTGGACGAATTGGACTTATGTCAGGTGCGACACCTAAAGTTCAAGCAATGTTAGATTTAATTACACCAGTTAGACAAAAATACATTGACTTAAAAGAAGCACAAATTAATGACCCCGAAGGCGGAACGTTAAAAAAGTTTTTAAACTATGAAAATTTTTTAATTAAAGAAATAGATTCTGTTAAAAATACTGCAGACGCTAAAAAATTAATTTCAAGCACAAGATATTATTTAGATCAACCTGAAAAACTAGCTACCTCTAGAAAAAAACTATTAGATAAATTAATTGAAATAGAAAATGAAAAGCCAGGTAGAGCAACGCCTGGATATAAACTAGCATTACAAGCTGGTTATGTAATGAAAAAAACAAAAAGAGGAAAAACTAAAAACACAACTGCACCATCAGGATCTTTTAAAAATTTATTAACAATAGAGGATAAAAAGATAAATAGAATTGATGAAGTTATAAGACAGATTGACAGTGGTCAATTAACCATAGATGATATTCTTAAAGAAGGTAGTCTAACAAGATATATTAACAAACCGTTTGGTTTTAAAAATCCTGAAAGTTTTAGTATTCTAATAAGAAAAAATAAAAAATATGCTGACAGATTAGATGAATTTAAATTATTAAATAATGTTTCTTTTTTAAATAAATATAAAGGTAGAGATATTTTAGCAGCAGATGCCTCAAATGTTTTTGAACAAGCTAGAACAGGAGGTAAAAATTTTTCACAAGTTGCTCAAAGCGGCCCTGTTAAAAAAATATTAGAATTTGCTGATAGACACATTAAGAGCGGTGGAGAACTAGTAAGAAAAATCGATAACAATACTTTTGTTTATAACAATAAAATTTTTAGCACCACACCTGATTCGGTTGATCAAAAAGTTTTAAATAAATTAGGGTTAAAAAATAAAAAAATTATTGATTTAGCTGTGGATGCTTCAAAGCAACCAGAGTTTAAAGAAATATTTGACACTTTTGATAAGCTTAGAGAATATGAAACTATGGAAAGAACACACCCTGTTACTGGAAAAAAAACACCTTTAACAAAATTATTACAAGAAGCAGATTACATAGCAGGGGGAAGAGACAGGTTTGGAGCTAAAAATATATTTAGCAGAACCCCTTTTGAGATAGATCATTTTGGATCTGTAAAAGATAATCCTTTTAAAAATATTAGAATAATACCTAGAACCATTAATCAAGCTGCAGGAAACATAAGACCTAGAGGTGTTTCTACTTTTAAAGATATGAAACAAGCAGAGGATTTTATTGGTTATAATTTTACAGGAGACCCTCTTCAAAGTATTATTAATTATATTAATACTGAAATAACAAAAGGACAAGATCCAAACTATAAAGGTCGTGCAACTAAAATATTTTCTGCAAAAACAAAAGCAATAGATAAAGCTTTAATGGAGGCAGGACAAATGGGAACTAGAGGAGGTCAGATATTAACTCCAACCTTTCCTGAAGGTGTTTTTACAGATCAATTGTCTAGCACAAGGAATAAAAGATTTAAAAAATCATTTACAGATGTTCCAATTTTACAAAGAACAACCGGCGATAAATTTACCATAGGTTCAAGACCTGTTACAGAAAAAGAAATTATTTCTGTTGCTGAAAGAGATGCTATGGAACAAAGATTAAAAGATAGATTATCAAAAAATATTTCTGAAAAAACAAATGTGCCTATAGAAGAAGTTGGAAAAGACTTGACCAATGTTCAAAAAGTAATTCGTAACATGCAGAACCAAATGAACAGTGGTATGGACCCAAAATTATTAATAGAATATCTTGGAGCAGAAATGAAAGATATAGCTGCCTTTGGTCAAAAGTATGGTGGTTCTGTTTTAGGTACGGTTGGAAGAGGATTAACTGGAGTAGACCTACCAATCTTTCAAGTTATGTTTGGTTCAATGTATGATATCGAACAAGATAGCCCTTTGTGGTTAACAATACCTGCAGCATTTACAGACGAGGTATCAAATATTTTTGGTCTTTATAATAAATCTCAAGGTAGATTTGGTTTAGGAAAAGCAAAAGACTTTGGTAAATTTTTAGCAAGTTCTTTTGTACCTCAAACATTTAGAAGTCCACTTTTTAAAGCAATGAGTAAAGTTGGTAAAACAGGAACGATAGCAGCTCCTTTGTTAGAAGCAGCAGTAGAAGCATATCGTTTTGAAAAAATGAAAGATGCAAGAGACGAGGCCATAAGGCAGTTTAAAATACCAGAAGAAAAAGGAATAAAAGGTTTTGAAAATTATATTAGAAGCACAATACCACAAGATCTTGCAGGTCAAGGTTTAGATGAACTAACTGTTCCAGATAGTCCTGGATTACCTGGACTTATAAGAGATCTAAAAGAACTAGGTTCATTATTAAATTTGAGTGATGATCCATATGAAATAAAAAAAATCAGAGGTGATGTTACAGGCACAGGTCTAACTTCACCAATGGCATTACAAAGATTGTATGACAGACAAGGTCTAGTAGAAGGAGGACCCCCTGATAAAAAACGAAGAATGATTTTAAAAATGTTGGGTTTAATTCCTGCAGGAATTGCAGGTTTAGCTTCTCTTAGATTTGGACCTAAGAAAGTTAAAAAAGTTATTGATACAATAAAAACAACTGAAGTCCCTGGTAAACCAGAATGGTTTGATTCATTAGTTAATAAAGTAATTAGATTAGGTGAAGATGTAAGTAAAAAGTTTGCAACACAAGACCGTCAAGTTGTGCACAGAGTTCTTATAGACAAAAATGGAAATGTTATAGATGCTAATCAAGCAGATAAAATTAGACAAGAAGGAAGTCCTTATGACGTAGAAGATATAACAGTTACTAGAAATTTAGATGATGGTGAAATTAGAGTTACTTATTACAGTGATGAAAATATGGGAGCAGGAGATGTTGACTTAGTATATAAACCAGGTCAGGCTGATGAGTACACAAAAGGTACACCACCAGACACATTTGAAGCAGTGGAAGGAGAGCCAAGGGTTGTTAATTTTGATGGGGACATAGAGTATGATGGAGAAAATTTAGTTAATAATATAAATGATTTATATTCTGATACCAATAAATTAAAACAGTTTGCAACAGATCAAAAACCTACAATGAAAGAATTTATAGAATCTAAAAAGAAAAAAGCAATTGTAGAGGAAGTAAACAGAAGCGATGTAGGTGCTACCGAATATTTAAGTAATAAATATGGTGAACCTCTTTATGACCTGCCTGATGAAGATCCACCTGAATTCGCATCAGGTGGTATAGCTAATTTTTTTAAAAAAAGATGACTAAATATCCCAAAACACACTTATTACCACCCAAGTCTGGACCAACCCCTCAAGGCTTGAATTTAAAAAATAACAATGTTAAAACAGTTCGATTGGAGAAAATAAATGGCAGAAATAGACAAAGCGCTACCAAACGTAGATGAGACTATAGAAGTAACTCAAGATGAAATGATTCAACAAATTTCTGAACCAGAAAATAATTCTGGACCCACAGAAGTTTTTGAGAATGAAGATGGATCAGTAGATATTAATTACGGTGAAGATCAAAACTTACCGCCTCCAACAGATCACTACGCAAACTTAGCAGACTATTTAGGTGAAACAGAATCTGGTACACTAAGTGCTGAGCTAATTGAAAATTATAAAGATTACAAAACATCAAGAAAAGATTGGGAACATACATACACAACTGGACTTGATTTATTAGGATTTAAATATGAAAAAAAATCAGAACCGTTTCAAGGTGCCTCGGGCGCGACTCACCCGGTACTTGCTGAAGCTGTTACACAGTTTCAGGCTCTCGCTTATAAAGAGTTACTCCCGGCTACTGGACCAGTAAGAACACAAATTTTAGGAATCAACACTCCACAAAAAGTTCAACAAGCGAACCGTGTAAAAGAATTTATGAATTATCAAATCATGGATCAAATGAGGGAATACGAACCTGAGTTTGATTCTATGTTATTTCATCTTCCACTAGCTGGATCAACTTTTAAAAAAGTTTACTATGATGATTTATTAGGACGAGCTGTTTCTAAATTTGTCCCTGCGGACGATTTAGTAGTTCCGTATTCTGCTACCTCATTAGAAGATGCGGAAGCTATCGTTCATGTAATTAAAATTACAGAAAATGATTTGAGAAAACAACAGGTCATGGGTTTCTACAGAGATGTAGAAATACCTCAACCTGGTCAAGCACATGAAACAGAAATTGAAAAAAAAGAGCATGAACTAGAAGGACTTAAAAAAACCGGGAAAAACGAAGACATGCACACTTTGCTTGAGTTCCATGTTGACTTAGATTTAGATGGATTTGAAGATGTGGGACAAGACGGTGAGCCAACAGGAATTAAATTACCTTACATCGTAACTATTGAAGAAGACTCAAAAGAAATTTTATCTATAAGAAGAAACTACAGACAAGAAGACCCATTAAAGAGAAAAGTAAATTACTTTGTACACTTTAAATTTTTACCAGGACTAGGTTTTTATGGTTTTGGTTTAATTCACATGATTGGCGGTTTATCAAGAACTGCGACAGCTGCTTTAAGATCTTTGTTAGATGCAGGAACATTATCAAACTTACCTGCAGGATTTAAACAAAGAGGAATTAGAATTAGAGATGATGCACAATCAATCCAACCAGGAGAATTTAGAGATGTAGATGCGCCAGGCGGAAGTATTAGAGATGCTTTTATGATGCTTCCATACAAAGAGCCTTCACAAACTCTGTTACAGCTTATGGGTGTCGTAGTTAATGCAGGCCAAAGATTCGCTTCAATAGCAGACCTGCAAGTAGGTGAGGGTAATCAGCAAGCCGCGGTGGGCACGACAGTCGCCTTGCTTGAAAGAGGAAGTAGAACAATGTCTGCTATCCACAAAAGAATTTACGCAGCCTTAAAAGAAGAATTTAAATTATTGTCGGAAGTATTTAAAACATACTTGCCTCAAGAATATCCATACGATGTTGTCGGTGGCCAAAGAATGATTAAACAAATGGACTTCGATGATAGGATAGATATATTGCCAGTTGCTGACCCAAATATTTTCTCACAATCACAGCGAATATCTTTAGCGCAAACAGAGTTGCAGCTGGCAATGTCAAACCCACAAATTCACAACACATATAATGTTTATAGAAATATGTATGAAGCGTTGGGTGTAAAAGATGTAGACTCAATATTAATACGTCCTCAACCACCAGCTCCAAAAGATCCTGCATTAGAACATATTGATGCAATGGGTGGAAAACCGTTTCAAGCTTTTCCTGGACAAGATCATAGAGCACACATCACAGCTCACATGAACTTTATGGCGACTAATATTGCTAGAAATAACCCAGTTATTATGGCAAGTTTAGAAAAAAATATTTTTGAACACATTTCATTAATGGCACAAGAGCAAACTGAAATGGAAATGGCTCAAGAGATACAACAAATTCAACAAATACAACAACAAGCTCAAGCAAATCCTGCGATGGCACAAAATCCACAGGTTCAAATGCAGTTAAAAATGTTTTCTGATAAATTTGAAGCAAGAAAAGCTGTCTTGATTGCTGAAATGACAGAAGAATTTATGAAGGAAGAAAAAGATATTACTTCTCAGTTTGATAATGACCCTCTTGCTAAGTTAAAAGCTAGAGAATTAGACTTAAGAGCGGCTGAAAACCAAAGAAGAAAAGAATACGAGAACAAAAGAATTGATTTAGATCGTATGAAAGCAGTTATGAATCAACAAAATCAAGATAATAAGTTAGAACAGAACGAAGAATTAGCAGAAATGAGAGCTGAAACCTCGATTGAGAAAACTTTATTGCAAAACGCACTTAAAAAAGATAAATAATAAGTAAAAATAGGAGACTTATGATTAAAACTCAGTCAAAACATGTAGATTTTAAAAAATTTACAAACAAAGATGGTCTTTTAAAAGGCGGAGTACCTGTTGAGATGTCAAAACCAAATGAATCTCAAAAAGATAGGGTACAAGGCCAAAAAAGAATGTTAAAAGACAAAAGATCAACTGTAACTTGGTATTAATATGTGGTTATCGGCAATTAAACTAGCCGTATCTGCTGGAAGTAAGATTTATGCCAACAAGCAGAAGGCAAAAATGGCAATGTCTGAAGCACAACTACTGCATGCTGAAAAGCAAGCACGTGGTGAAGAGCAATATCAAGGAAAATTACTAGAAGCTAGACAATCGGACTGGAAAGACGAGGCGGTTTTGATAATTCTCTCGGCGCCCATAGCAGTTTTGGCGTGGTCGGTGATAAGTGAGGATCCTGAAGCCATGAATAAAGTAAAATTATTTTTTGAGATGTTCTCGCAGCTGCCGTCATGGTTCACAAATTTGTGGATCCTTGTAGTGGCGTCAATATATGGTATAAAGGGAACACAAATATTTAGAAACGGAGGAAAAAAATAATGAGAACTGATTATCAACCAAAACCTAGAATAAGACCTAGAGCTGATCACGAAAAAGCAAGTGGTAAAGTTTATTCTGCAAAAGATAAAAACATGATGGAGCTTAAACAAAAAAGCAAAATCAAAAAAAATAC